GATTCTTGAAATAGCTAAAATGATTGGCGGGCAAGTAGAGTATCTGCCACCAAGGTTGGGTGAAGCTCAAGAAACCTTAGCTGACATTCATAAGATTTCTAGTCGTTTAGGCTATAAGCCCTCCGTTAGACTAGAAGATTGGGTTTCTAAAAACAAATGAAGGCCATTGTAGTTGGTTGTGGTATAAGCGGTATAGTATCCGCTATCCTTTTAAAAGAAAAAGGCTATGAAGTAGAGATATTTGACACTAGAAGTCACATTGGCGGGAACTGCTACGATCACGAAGTAGAAGGCGTAAGAGTACATAAATACGGACCGCACGGATTTCACACAAACAATGAAAATGTTTGGAGCTTTTTAAACAGATACTCTAAATTTAATGATGTTTGCTTAAAGGCGAAAGCCAACACTAAAGAAGGGATAATTCCGATACCCTACTCTCCTGAAACTGAAAAAATAATAGGATACAAAACTCCAGAAGAAATACAAGATTTAATATTTAAAGATTATAGTGAAAAAATGTGGGGAATACCTTGGGAAGAGCTCCCAAAGTCTATAAGCGGCAGACTCCCCAATAAAAGAGAAGACCCAAGTGAATGTTTCCACCTAGATACCTATCAAGGTATACCTGAGAACGGATACACTAGTATGTTTAAAAACATGCTCAACTCAATTAAGGTTAATTTAAATTGCAAGCCTAAAGACTACCAAAACAAAAAATATGATATTTTAATTTATACTGGTAAAATAGATGAGTTTTTTGATTATTGTTATGGGTGGCTAGAATACAGGTCTTTAAAAATACAATTCGAAACAGCTAAACCAAGACCAGACTTATTTCAACTGAATGAATGCAACAACTGGAACCCTTGGACAAGAAGTGTTGACCATTCTCATTGGCACAAGCAGAAACTTAATCAAACTGTAATCTCTAGGGAATACCCATGCGAGCACGATAAAAATAATTTACCATTCTACCCTAAACCCTTCGGAGGTAACCCAGAAAAATATAAAAAATATAAAAAAATTGCAGATAGACTAAACAATGTTATTTTTGTTGGTAGGCTTGCAACTTATAAATATTTAGATATGGATGATGCAATCGCTCAAGTTTTCACTAAATTAAACAAAATATGAAAAAAATTATAATCACAGGTATACTTGGTCAAGACGGCTCGAACATGGCGGAATACCTTCTGCTCAAAAGTGATTTAAATTGCAAGGTCTACGGGATGATGCGTAGAAGCGCTAACCCTAATTTCATTAATACTAAAAAATTTGAAAATCATCCTAATTTTGAATTTGTATACGGCGATTTAACCGATGAAATTAGTATTGACAATCTAGTTAAAAAAATACAACCAGATTATTTTATTAATTTTGCAGCTAATTCTTTTGTGGGCTGTAGCTGGGACATGCCGTTACAAGTAATGGATACTAACGCTGTTGGTGTTTTAAGATGTCTTGAGTCAATTAAAAAATTTAAAAAAGATTGCAGGTTTTACAGCGCTGGGAGCAGCGAGGAATGGGGGGATGTTGATTATTCGCCGCAAGACATTACGCATCCAATTAAACCCAGAAGCCCTTACGGGGCATCTAAAGCTGCCGCAAGACACCTAGTAAAAGTTTACAGAGAATCATACGGAATGTACGCGGTTCACGGGATACTTTTCAACCATGAAGGCACTAAACGCGGCGAAGAATTTGTCACCAGAAAGATAACAAAAAATGTAGCTAGAATTAAAAAAGAAATACAATTTTATCTTGAATCTGGTAGGCAAAGCAGAATCACCCCACTTGAATTAGGCAACTTAGACGCTAAAAGAGATTGGAGCGACAGTGAAGACTTTATGGAAGGGGTGTGGCTTATGCTGAATCAAGACCCAAACAACATAAAAGACTATATACTTTCGAGCGGCGAAACACACTCTATAAGAGAGTTTGTTGAAAAAGCTTTTAGTTATGCGGAGATACATGGAGTCTGGAGCGGAGACGGTTTAGAAGAAAAATTTCTTTTAAATTCGAAAGGCGAGCAAGTGACTTTATTAAAAATAAATAAAGACTTCTTTAGACCAGCAGAGGTCGATCTTCTGCTCGGTGATTCGAAACCAATAATGAAAGAACTTGGATGGAAACCTAAAAATTCTTTTTGCGATTTAGTCAAAAAAATGATACAACATGACTTGAATGAGTGATGAAAAACAATTTAGCGTTGGCAGAAAAATCGTATCATCTAAAACAGGTAAACCTCCGTTCATACGTAATAAATATCAAGTTTTAATTTGGCAGTTAATTAAAAACCCAAACGATTTCTGCCATATAGAGTGGTCGAGAGAAACTAAAGCCGCAAAGCTATTATACTTTCAATATCCTGATATTAATTTCTGGAGACAGCTAGATTTAGGTTTTTACTTAAACTCTTTAAACTTTTTCAACAAATCAGATGGTTTAAGAAAATTAAGAGAAGCTATAGATGAGTATGAACTATCCAAAAAGGTTAAGTTCTCAACAAAAGAAAAGGAAAAAACAGTAGAAGACCTTGATACCTTTCATAAAGAAATCAAAACCAAAAAACAGGATTTAAGATACGGAGACTTTTTTAAGCATGGCAAAAAAACAAAATAAAGTAAAAATATGTCTTTGGACTCACGTTCAAAACGAAGCTTCTGTTATCGAAAAGATGCTCGAAACAGCGGTTGACTATATAGACTATTGGGTTCTTGTAGATAATGGGTCAACCGATGGAACCCAAGATATAATTAAAAACTTTTTCGAAAAGCACGGTGTTGAAGGTAAGCTTTACCAAAGTAAAATCGGCTGGAAAGGTCATGGCATCAATAGACAGCATTCATGGGAATTCTTAGAAAACACAGATCACGGGTGCGATTATATTCTAAGGATAGACGCAGACGAAGGCATTTCAGTGGATGAGAATTTCGACTGGTCAATTATCCCATCCCAAGAAGCGTGGTCTATAATTTACCAATCTGGTAATCATTGTGTTCCTAGAATGTGGATGTGGAAATGGGGTTTGCCTTGGTACTGGGCTGACGACGTAGCCCATGAAACTATCCACTTAAAAGACGGAAGGCAACCCGATCAACCTAAAAACATGCCTATAGGTTTTAAGCATATAAATATAGGCAAAGGCAATAGCTACGAAAATCCTATAAAATATATACAAGATGTTTTAAAGCTTGAAAATCAATTACATGAAAGATTTAGAGACGGTAGCTCTTTAGAAAAAGAAAGGTATCATTTATTTTATTTATGCAAATCTTTCAATTATACAGGATTCTCGTTAAATAATGAAGATTGCTATAAATACTTTCCATACGGGAAAAAACAGTTGAAAAGCTTCTTAGAAAAGGGTATATTCTACTACGACAGATTCTTAGAGTCTTTCCAAGACAGCGGTGAACGCTGGTATACTCTACACTTAAAAGCTCAATTATTCGAAAGATTAAATTTAGCTCAAGAGGCTCTAGATTGCTATAAAGAGTCTTACAATTTAAGGCAAGACAGAGCAGAGTCTTTATTTAGAATTTTTAATTATTATTATTACAAAAAAGAATGGGAATCAGCTTTTAAATACGGACTTAAACTAAAAAATTTAAAATGCCCTATTGAAACAGACGCATGGCAAGTGGAGCTAGATAATTACTATGAAAATAATTGGCAAATAAGAGATTGCTTTGCGGTAACATTAGAGAGAATTGGCTCTCAGCTAAAAAATACAACTTTACTGGAGGAATCAAAATCTATATTTGAATCTCTAAAAAAAGAGCTTAAATTCGACAAAGATGAAGTAGACAGATTAGACGGGAATATAAAATATATACAAGGAAAAATTAATGAGAAAAAAGAAAACTGAAGCTGCTGGCAATTTTACAGCCCTAGATCAAATTGAAGCTTATTTAAAAGCTAACCAATCTGATCACTATAATTTTGAAGAACAAAGAGATTACACCGTTTCAAGTGGAAGCTTAAAACTTGATATCGAAATGGGTGGAGGAATTAAACCAGGTGTCATTAGAGCATCTGGAGTCACAGAAGGCGGTAAAACTTCTTGCGCGTTATCTTTCGCTAGAAATTTCCAGAAGATGGATAATTCTATGATTGTCTACATAAAATCAGAAGGCAGACTTTCAGAAGAAATGCTTGAGCGCTCTGGGGTAAACACTGATCCAGATAGATTTTTTATTTATAAGTGTAATATTTTTGAGTCTGTAATTGATTTAATTAGGCAGTTAGTACACAACAACCCTAACGATACTCGATATATGTTTATCGTTGACTCTATGGACGCTCTAGTACCAAGAGGTGACCTAGAAAAAGGCTCTGATGAAGCCGTAAAAGTTGCGGGCGGTTCGTTGCTCACTTCCGATTTCCTTAAAAGAATGGCTTTGTCTTTCGCGAGTAAAGGGCACATTTGCTACATGATTTCTCAGGTAAGAAGCAACATAAAAATAAACCCATACGAAAAAGGTGACCCACAAATCACAAACGCTTCTGGCGGTAACGCTGCACTTCATTACAGTGATTGGATTCTAGAGTTTCAGCCAAGGTTTAACAAAGATTTGATATCAACACAACCAAACGGCAAAGGGGAAGTTCTTGGTCATTGGTGTAAAATTATATTTAGAAAAACCGCCAATGAAAAAACTGGCGTAGAAGTCAAATATCCCATTCGATACGGAAGAACGGGCGGTAAAAGTATTTGGGCCGAATATGAAGTGGTAGAGATGCTGCAAATGTTTGACCTTGCTCAAGCTAAAGGCGCTTGGGTAACTATAAACGATGAGATTATTGAAGAGGTTAAAGAAAAGCTTAATTTAGAGTTTAAAAAGCAACATCAAGGCGTAGACAATCTAAGAAAATACTTTGAAGAAAATAAAGAAATAGGTAAATACTTATTTAGCAAATTTATTGAAGTATTGAAAAAGTCTTGATTTAGATTCAAAAAAACAGTGTAATATACTTTGAGGGGGCGTACTGGTATCGATTTAATATCAGACGCTAAAATAGCAAGTCAAGGATGATAGTTGGCCTTGTAAAAATCTATCTAGGTATTCAACTGCCAAAACTGAAGTTGATATGGCTCCTTCCCTAGCTGAAGCTGACGCGATTCTCGCTAAGTTCGGTTGGGCTGAAGAGGCTGCTGTAGCTGCGTAAGCTACCCGTCCTACTCTGGATGCTCGTTAAGGAGCTAGGGCGTCGATAACGAGCAAAAAAAGCTAGGAATGAGATGGTCTAGTCTAAATAAAGAGTCTCAAGCCTCGTGTGTAGGTGTTAGTGACGAAGCACGGGCGTATAACACTGACTAAACTTGTAGAAATTTAAGTTAACGGTATTAAAGACAGGGGTTCAACTCCCCTCGCCTCCACCAATTTTATGAGACTGTACAATATTTATGGAAACCTTCAAAATAAAAATGTTTCTAGATTCCTTATAAAATGGGATTCTAAATCAAGATCAAAATTACAATTTAGAGCTAAACAATTTTTCAAAACCGTTTGGGACGGCCAAATAGTTTATGAAGAATTTCCTGTTTTTGGGTCAAGAATGAAGGTGGATTTTATGAATTTCACTAAAAGAATAGCTATTGAAGTAAATGGGGCTCAACATACAAATTTTAATAAATTTTTTCATAATAATTCCAGAATGAATTATTTAGAATCAATTAAAAGGGATCATGAAAAATCCTTGTGGTTAGAAAAAAATAGTTTTACACTGATTGAACTTTATCAAGAAGATGTTGACGAGCTAAGTGAAAAGTTTTTTAATGAAAAATTTGGAGTAAAAATTTAATGAAAAAAGATTCATGTGCAGATACAGAGATGAACGTGCTGGCTGGCATTATTTGTCACACTGACGAGCTTGTAAAATGCAGAAGCGTTCTTCATAGAGATTTATTTGATTTTTTAGAGAACAAAAGAATATTTGATCTTACAATTGAGACCTTTGAAAACGACAGAAAGGTCTCTCTTGCAACCTTGTGCACTAAACTTCAAACGCTTGGTTGGACCGACAAAAAAAATAGACCCTTAGATAAATACTTAGAGGCTATATGCCAGTGCCCACCAAACGAAGAGGACGTTCAAGAGTTTATATATCAGCTTGTCGATTTACACTACAATAGGAAAGGTAAGAAAACCCTTAAAAATATTGAAGATGTATTTAATCAAGATTTAACTTTAGCTGAAAAGTATGATGAAATAAATAAAATTTACACGGACGGTATGAGAGTTCCAGTGTCTGGGACTTCTAAGCCTGTAAAAGTCTGGAAAAATTATTCTACCGATTTAGAATACTACGCTGCTAACCCAGACGAAAAAGACGAAGAGGGTTTTGACTGGCCTTATGAAACCATGAACAAGCAATATGGGCAAATGCTTATTGGTGAAGTTAGCTTAGTTGTTGCCAGAGGTGGCGTAGGTAAATCTACTGTACTTAGTCACGTATCTGATTTTGTTCAAAATAAATATAAAGTTCCAGTTTTGATAGTTGACACTGAGATGCAGACTCACATGGTGCAGCATAGAGCTTTCGCAAGAAAATCTGGAGTGAACTCAAATAGACTCAGAAAAAACACTTGGTGGAAAAACGAGTCAGACAAGAAAAAAGTTTACAAAGCTTTTGATGATATAAACGAAGAAGAAAACCTTTACCATATTTATGTCGGTGGTAAGGATTTCTCTGAGATAGAAGCAATCATCGAAAACTTTTATTACACTGAAGTTGGCCACGGTAACCCATTCCTGCTTGTTTATGATTATATAAAATGCGATGGAAATTCCGTATCCGAACACAGAAAAGAATACCAAGTTCTTGGGGATATAATTGATAGGCTTGATAAAATGGCTAAAAGACTAAATTGCGCGATACTTTCAGCCGCTCAAGCCAATAGAACTGGAGACTCGTTTTCTAATAGAACTGGCGTAGCTGACGATACTACTGCAATAGGTGACTCAGACAGAATCCAAAGATACGGTGGGCAGATAGTCATACTTAGAAGAAAAATGCCAGACGAATTAATCCTGCACGAGTCCGTTGATGAGGAGGAAACCGACGAGCAAGAAATGGAGCAAAGAGTTCTAACTAACGCTAGTCAGTTGAGATTTGGCACACATATTTGGACCTGCGTAAAGGCTAGACACGGTGGTGAAGAAGGTCACGGTCATCTTGACTTAGTTGAAATAACACAAAGAAACGGGAAAACCGTAAGCTCTAATAATTTCATAAATATTACAATTGATAATTTTGATGTCATAGATAAAGGTGACGCTAGACACATGGAAAGAATGAGAAGCGAAAATCATGAAATACTTGACGATCAAGATATAGATATTGAAGACATCTTATAAGTGGATAGCTTAGTTGAAATTTTAAACAAGCTAGGTTATACGAACTTAAAAAGTTCTGGCCCAGTATTTAGAACGAGACCATTGTATAGAGACTCTGGTAACGATCAAATTCTATGCATATTTAAAGATACTGGTTATTTCAAAGATCATGGAAGAGATGAATTTAAAGGGCCACTTGAGGAGCTAGTTAGGTTGACTCTTAACCTAAAATCCCATAAAGAAGCATGTGAATGGTTAGGTGTAGGCTACAAAAAAATAAACTACTCTCCTGTTGAAAAAGTAAAATACGTAGAGCAGGATAAAATTTTTTCAAATGAAAATTTAAATTTAATTACCAGCAACCACCAATACTGGAATAAAAGAGGCATATCAAATGAAACCATGAACCTCTTTAAAAGCGGATTAGATAATGGAACTGAGGGTGGTAAAATGCAGAACAGATATGTATTCCCTATATTTGACAGCAAACACAACATAATTGGCATCTCTGGTAGAAAAATAGAAAAAGAATCAAAAAGACCCAAGTGGATTCATTATGGTAAAAAAAATAAATGGATTTACCCCGCGTTTATAAATACCGATAGTATAAAATCTAAAAGCGAAATAATCCTTGTGGAAAGCATAGGCGACATGCTATCTTTATGGGAAGCTGGAATCACAAACTGCATAGTTCTTTTTGGTGTCAATTTAAGTGACTCTATACTGTTTTATATTCTAGGGCTAAGAGTTGAAAAAATTATTATCGCTTTAAATAACGATGGCGAGAATAAAGCTGGGAATACTGCGGCTAAAAAAATATTAGAAGATTTAAAATATTATTTTGATGAGTCACGCATAAGCATCGCGCTACCTGAAAAAAACGATTTTAACGAAATGACTAAAACAGAAATTTTAAGGTGGAGGGAAAATGTCTAAAGAACACATATTATCTGCGTCCAGAATAAAAACCTACGAAAGCTGCACTTGGAAATATTGGTGTGGCTACGTATTAAAGCTGCCGAAAACAAAAAACGACGGTAACGTCAGAGGTTCAGCTTGCCATTTGATTCTAGAGCTTTTACTGAATAAAAGACACAAGAAATATATTAAAAAAATAATTAAAGCAAGCACCATAAAAGCTGTCCCTTCTGTGGAAAGGCTAGTAAGAAAATCTTTAAGAAAGGAAGGAGAAGAGTTTTTCACTGAAGAAAATATAGAAATGTGTGACGACATGATAGTTGTTGGTCTAACTATCGATGATTTTCTTGGGGGTAAAGGCTCAACAATAGACAAGCCAGAGGAAGAGTTTTTTCTAGATACCGTTGAAGACCCTGATAAGCCTAGCTACAAAATGACGGGGTATATAGATAAACCAGTTCAATTTAAAAGAGATAAAAGACTCAAAATTATCGACTACAAAACCAACGCTAAACCTTTTGCGCCAGATGAAATAGACTACAACCCTCAAGCGTTCGCTTATTTACTAGCCGCGAAAAAAGTTTGGCCTAAGTTAACTGATACTTCTATCGAGTTTCATTTTTTAAGGTACCCAGAGAACCCCATAATTGAAATAAAATATACAGATGATCAACTTGAAGGCTTTGAGTATTATTTAGAGCATTTGTACAATCTATTCAACAATTACACGGAGAAAGATGCTACAAGTAATTTCGCGAGAAATCGAGGATTCCCAGAGGATTCAGATAAAGAAGGGTTCGTTAAACGCCTGAATTGCGGATTTGCTGACTACGTGGGGCACAAAAAGAAAGATGGTAGCACTCGCTGGTTCTGTGAGTACAAGTTTGCTTACGACTACTATGCGGTAGTAGACGAAGAAGGAAACACGTTGTATAGCTCTAAAAATAAAAAAGACCTACAACCCAAAAGCGGTGAAAAAATAGTCAAAAAACACTATGCAGGTTGCCCAGCTTGGCCCGAACTAAACAAAGCCACAGATCAAAACCCAGAGGAAGATAAAGAAGATAATAACCCCGAAGACTTCCCTTTTTAATTGACGTTTTTTAAAAAAAATAGTATCAATCTTCCATGAGCGTTATACCTCTGTTTAAATCTCAGTACAGCATTGGTAAATCAATTTTAACTTTACAAAAAGCTGGAGAGTCAATTAAAGATGGCCCAGACTCCATCATAGATATTTGCTTAGATAATAAACTAGATTCATTTTTTCTAATCGACGATGGCATGTCTGGCTTTCTTGAGGGATATGTAAACTCAAAAGAGTCCAAAGTAAAAATGATCTTTGGGCTTAGACTCACTATTTGCGAGGATATGGAGACGAAGAACGAGGAAAGTCTGAACTCGTGCTGTAAATATATAATTATAGCAAAGAATACTCAGGGGTATAAAAGACTCATCAAAATTTACTCCAAAGCAGCTACAGATGGTTTCTATTATGTACCCAGAATAGATTTTAAAAATCTTTCAGAATTTTGGGATGATAAAGACTTGCAATTAGTTGTACCATTTTACGATTCCTTTATACACAGAAATTATTTAGAAGATAGCTTGTGTCCACCCCCACCAACAAAATTTAAAATTGATTTTATAAAAGAGGATAATAACCTTCCATTCGATGATATTTTGTCTGAAAAAATAGACTCCTACATCAAAAAAACAAAATCCTCAAAAGGCTTCAATATAATTAAAGGGCAAAGTATTTTCTATAAAAATAAAAGGGACTTTAAAGCTTACTTAACGTTCAGGGCGATAAATGAAAGAACCACGCTTGGAAAACCAAATTTAGAACACATGGCTAGTGATGAATTTTGCTTTGAAAGCTGGATGGAGAAAAACAATGAAAAAACTTCTTAGATACAACAAAGATAAAGAGTTTGTCTTTATAGACTGCGAAACGTTCAATTTGTGTCTGAACTTTACGCACAATCTACCTTGGCAAATCTCAATGATAAAAGTTAAAGGTGATGAAATGATCGCCTTTAAGGATTTTTATATAAAGTGGGATACACACCTAAAGATTGGTGAAGAAGCCGCTAGAATAACCAGATACAGCCAAAAAAAGATGGACCAGAAAGGGGTGCCTCCCGAAAAAGTTTATCCGACTATTAAAGATTGGCTAGACAATGCAGATTACGTAGTAGGGCACAACATATTAGGTTTTGATATCTATTTAATTAAAGGCTTATATGAGTACATGGGCGACGATTATAAACCTTTAGTAAAAAAATTAATTGATACAAATTGCATCGCTAGAGGTTTAAAAACTGATAAAACATATGATAATAAATCAGATTTTCTTGAGTATCAATATAAAATCATGAGCAAAAGAGTTAAAGGGGTAAAAACTAATCTTACCGCACTTGGGAAAGAATATAATATTTCTCATGATTACGAAAAACTTCATGATGCTCTAGTCGATTTAGAGTTAAACCTAAAGGTATGGAACAAACTAAAGTGGGAAATTGACCTTTGAGTAAATTAGAGGACAATTTACTTCATATTCATTCACCGTGTGGTTTTTGGGGTGATCAAATGCTGTTTCTATTTTCAGCTTATTACCACATGGAGAGTCAAAAAAAAGATGGCGTTATAATTCATACGGGTAAAGACCTATGGAATACTCACGCTGGCGTATATAGCCCCGCTCAAAAAAACATTTTTCATTTTTGGAGTTGTTTTGACTTTGTAAAAGGCATAATCTTTGACATGAATCAAAGAGACTTAAATCAAGATGCCGAAAAAAGTTTATATAATGTTTTCCCATTATTGAATCACTATTATGATGATGATGAATATAAATTAGATATAAGTAAAAAAATTAATTTTAATTTATTTCCAAGTAGGTTTGAAAATACTTACATAAAAAAAATAGCAGTTTTTCAGCCTGTATCTTTGGTGAATAAGCCAGAGCAGTTTAGGCAAGACTTTATATGCAAGTTGAGCGAAACAATTAAAACGATTGCTGAAAAGGACTATACGATAATTGCTATAGGGTCAGCTTCTGATAGAGAGCATTACGAAGCTCTTTATCATGACACGCCTTATCAACACAAAATAGTAGAATTGTTTGATGAAATCAATATGTTTCAAGCGATAGACTTAGTTATGAATCACGCTGAACTTGTCGTGTCTTGCTGTAGCTGGTCTGGGTGGTACGGTATAGCCTCAAGGACAAAAACTGTAATGGCTTTAGGCCCACTGATGGAAAAAGGAAAGCCTGATGAAAAATACGTCAACTTAATGAAAAATAAAGACATATTTTTTATGGATTATTCCTCAAAAAAAGAGCAAACTGATCTTAGCATTTCTAATTGGGTAACAAATAACGCATGAGTACTTACACCGACAACTTTGAAGAGCTTGATTTAAAACTTCACGGAGTTAGGTTGCCTAATTTTGAAATCACTAATACTCAAAAACAAGATGTAGAAATCAGTGAAGACTCGAACAATTTCTCTTTCCTTAGAGCTCTCTGTGAGAAAGGTATGCAAAATAAAAACCTAAAAGGTAAAGCGTATCAAGAGAGAATGGAATACGAGCTACAAACTTTGGACGAGCTCGGATTTACTGATTATATTTTACTAGTTTGGGATGTTACCAACTTTTGTAAAAGAAATAAAATCGCCATTGGTCTAGGGAGAGGCAGCGCTGCGGGTTGTTTGGTTTTATATTTAATTGGTTCGACAAATATTGATCCGATCAAATATGAACTATTCTTCGAAAGGTTTGTATCTAAGGTAAGAGCCAAAAAGAAAGTAGTAAACGGTGTAACTTACCTTGATGGCTCCTTAATGGTTGATGTTGACATTGATGTATGCTATCACGGCAGACAAGAAGTGTTGAAATATTTAAATGAAAAATTCTCTGGTAAAACGAGCAAGGTGCTAACTCTAACGACTTTAAGCTCTAAGCTCTTAATCAAAGAATGCGGTAAAATTATCGCGGAGGAAAACGAGCAAGAGATGAACAAGGTATCCGCGATGATCCCAAAAGTGTTTGGTTCTGTAAAAGACATTTCGGAAACCTATGATGAAGTAGAAGAGTTTAAAAATTGGGTTGACTCTTCTGAAATAAGAAAAGAAACATATAAGACCGCGCTAAAGATTAGAAATCTTGTCAAAAACAAAGGCATTCACGCTTCCGCTATTGCTATTTGCTATGACAATCTAGAAGACTCGTGCCCAAGCGAGCTAACCTCAGAGGATAAAGACAAATCAAAGTCCAAGTCATTTGCTAAAAAAGCTGTGGTGTCTTCATATGAAATGGATTTTGTTTCCATTTCCAACGTCAAGTTGGATATCCTTGGTCTTAGGTGTGTGTCCGTGGTTGATGACGTTTGTAATTTAATTGGCATAGATAAAGAGGATATCAACCTGAACGACCCATTTATTTATCAAAATCTTCAAGACCTTAAAAATCCACATGGCTTATTTCAAATAGAAGCTGACACCAACTACAAAGTATGCCAAAAAGTAAAACCTAAAAATCTAGAAGAATTAAGCGGTGTGCTCGCTCTAGCTAGGCCAGGTGCGCTTTCATACGTTGATCAATATGCAAACTACACCAATAACGGTGTTAAAGAGGCTATTCACCCATTCTTTGACGATATATTGTCTTACAGTGGTGGTGTAGCTCTATACCAAGAGCAGCTAATGAAAATGGCTCATAAAATTGGCTTTACCCTTGATGAAGCGGAAATACTTAGAAGAATTGTAGGTAAGAAAAAAGTATCAGAAGTAAAAAAGTGGAAAAAGAAGATTTCTGAAAAGATTAAACAAAATAATCTTGATGAAAAAATTGGTGATGTGTTATGGAAAGTTTTAGAAGATTCAGCGAACTATTCTTTTAACAAGTCCCACTCAATTGCTTACGCTGCCTTGGCTGCTATTACTATCTACTTGAAGTTTAAATATCCAAAAGAGTTTTTCTTGGCTTTGCTTAAAATGAGTCGCTATGAATCGGAGCCTATAAAAGAGATATCTAAAATCAATAGAGAGATGAATGATGCTGGGGTTAAACTTTTACCGCCTCACTTAATTAAGTCTGAAATGGACTTTTCCATTGAAGAGGAGGGGATTAGGTTTGGCTTACTTTCAATTAAAGGTGTTTCAGACAAGTCAATCGAGAAGCTAAATAAATTTAAAAATAAATACTCTACTAAGTTTCAAGTATTTGAAGCTGCAAGTAAGTCTGGTATTGGTATAGGAATCTTATCCGCACTTATCCAAGCTGGTACGTTTGAAGGGTTTTCTCAAAGTAGGACAACAGTTGTTTACGAAGCGCAAATATGGAGTATTTTAACTAAAACTGAAAAAACTTTAATTCATAAGTTTGCAGAGAAGTTTGATTATGATTTGGTGAAAACTGTTAAATATTTGTATTCAAACTACGAAATTAAAAACGGAAAAGAGAAGCCGTATATAAAAGATTCGAGAAAGCAAACTATAAAAAAGAAAACAGAAAAGTATAGTTTAATTTATAAGCAAAATAAAAAATCTGAAAGGTTTGCAAACTGGTTCTACGAAAACCAATTACTTGGCTACACTTACGGGGTTAGACTTATTGACATATGGAAAAATGTCACAAATAATCTTGTTACAATTAATACGGTAAAAAATTCCCCAATGGACAGCAGAGTTAAGTTCATTGGCTTCGTGGATGGCAAACCATACAGAGGTACATCTAGAAACGGTAACCCATATTTAAGGCTTGAAGTTTCTGACGAAAGTAAGCAAACTAAAGTCATGATCTTTAATGATAAAATGTGGAACGCGATTGGCAAAGACGCTAGAAATATGCCAAAGTCTGGAGAAATAGTCATAGTAAAAGGCGTCGTAAAGGACGAGTGCGTATTCGCTGACGAAATGTACACTCAAAGAAAAAATAGTATATACACAAAGTTATCAGACTTGAAAGATAAAAACTTAAACAACTTGACAAATGAAAAAGATATCGTATAATTAAAAAATATGAGCTTACAATTTTATAAACCCAATCAAAAGTCTACTGGCACAGCTTGTTCATTCTGGAGAAATGCAGACGATAATACGTTCTGGGTAAGCCTTATTAAGCAAGACTCTTGGAACTCGAAGACTAAAACGGGCTCATTTTCTAAGAATAAAGATAACCCAAAAAAGAGAGCAATTATCAAATTTAGTGATTTAGAAATTGCTGGCGTTATTGACGCTATCGAAAGAAATGCTGAGTACAGCGGTTATCATGGTAGCCAAAAGCAAGTTGTAAAGTTCAACTTTAAACCTTACGTAAAAGACGGTAAACAGCTTGGTTACTCTTTCTCTGTTAATAGGGAAGATAAAGAAGATTCTACAGAAAAGCAGAATTATCTTATCGGTTTTTACTACCCAGAAGCAATGAGACTCAAAATCTACCTTCAAACCATTCTTTCTGAGAGCTATAAAAACGATTACACTTCTCAGAAGAACCCCCAAAGCAAACCAGCTAAAAAAGACGCTGAAGACTACGACTTCTAAAAGTGAGTAGAAAAAAAGTCTTAATCCAAACTGACTTCTCTTTAGTCAAAACGGGCTTTGGTCGTAGCGCTAAGGCTCTTTTATCATATTTATATAAAACTAACAAATATGATCTAGTTCATTTTTGCGTTGGAATGAACGAAGCTTCCCCAGCGCTTCTCCAAACCCCTTGGAAATCTGTCGGAACTCTCCCTAGTTCTCCAGAAAAATTAGATCAAATTAACAAAGACCCGAAACTAAGTAAAATTGCTCATTACGGGGCTTATTATTTAGATGAAATAATTGAACGAGAAAAACCAGATGTTTATATCGCCGCTCAAGACATTTGGGGGGTAGACTTTGCAGTTGGAAAACATTGGTTTAATAAGATTAACTCAGCTATTTGGACGACATTAGATTCGCTACCGCTATTACCAACCGCCGTTGAATTGGCTCCAGAAATAAAAAACTACTGGATGTGGAGCAGTTTCGCAACGGAAGAAATGCATAGACTTGGCCACAAACACGTCAAGACTGTCCACGGAATTATCGATACTGACAATTTTAAAAGACTAAAAGACGAAGAAAGAAAATTATTAAGAAAAAGAAATAATATAGAAGAAGATGCTTTTGTAATCGGTTTTGTATTTAGAAATCAGTTAAGAAAGTCCGCGCCTAACCTTATAGAAGGATTCAAAAAATTTAAAGATAAAAATCCACACATCAAAAACGCAAAACTATTATTACATACAAGCTATCAAGAAGGCTGGGATTTAAGAGCTTTAGCCGATGAGTACAAAGTAAACTGGGAAGATATTTTAACGACTGTTATTTGTGCTAAATGCAAAAAATACGAAGTAAAATCATTTAAAAGGCCAAATGACGAATGTAGATTCTGTGGTACTAAAGGCTCCGTGAACACCACTGGAGTCGCCTTGGGCGTTTCAGAAATTGAGCTAAATGAAGTCTATAACCTTATGGACGTGTACTGCCACCCGTTTACGTCTGGCGGTCAAGAAATTCCCATCCAAGAAGCTAAACTTACAGAGTTACCCACTTTAGTAACAAGCTATAGCTGCGGTCAAGAAATGTGTGGCAAAGCAGCAAATTCATTATCTTTAAATTGGACAGAGTATAGAGAATTTGGAACATCTTTCATTAAAGCTACCACCGACCCGAACCATATAGCTGAAAGACTTGAAGAGGTCTACAACATGCCAGACCCTGAAAGGCAAAGAATGGGTAAGGCGGCTAGAAATTGGACTCTTCAAAATTTCTCAGTTCAAAGCGTGGGTAAAGAGATAGAAAAATTTATCGACTCCTGCAAAAAAATAAAAGAGTCCGAATACCCAAAACCAGAAAAAAAAGACCCTTATGCAAAAATAGAAAATATACCAAACGCTGTAGACTGGTTAAAAGCTCTTTACAAAAACATCCTAAAAACTACAGTAACCTCAAAAGACGAGGGTTTACAGTACTGGTTAACCGAATTAAGCAAAGGTGCTAAAGCGGAACAAATAGAACAATATTTCAGAGATGTAGCTTCTCAAGATAATCAAAAAGCAAGTGATAAATTATTAAAAGATAAATTATCTGATAATAAAAATAGAATTTTATACATAATGCCTCTTGATGAAGTTGATATATTTGTTTCCACAAGCTTATTTAAATCTATAAAGGATTTGTACCCCGATCACGATTTATATGTTGCTTCTCAGCCTAAAAATGAATTAATTTTAGCTGCAAATCAATATGTTCATAAATTCTTAAAGTACGAGCAAGCTTTTGAACATTTACATTTACTTAAAGATGATCAAGGCGATGATCTTTTTGAGGCTATCTACACGCCTCATTTAAACAAAAATAATTACAATCTCATACACAAAACTAATCTATAATGCAGCTTGCAAATGTATATTCGGCTTCGTGCGGCTTAAAGATAGATAAGCCTGAGATTTACGATGTTTATTTTCCCTTTGTAGAGGAAAAGTTTATAACCGTAGACACCGATAAAAACAATTATAGTAATTGGCAAGATGTAGCTAACATAATCGGACCGCATTTAAATAAATTAAATATAAAAATTTTTCAACTAGGCGAGCCTGAAAGCACTGAAATTCAAGGTACCCTTAGAACTAACGGCAACCTGAGCGCTGGTCAAAAAAGCTTTTTAATTAAAAAAAGTATGCTTCATGTGTCTAATAATAACTTAACGGCACAAATATGCGCTAGTTTAAATAAAAAATTAATATGTTTAGCTGAGAGCAAAAAAAGAGCCTTACCTTTTCCAGAGGTCTGGGGTGATAAAAACAATCACACTTTTGTATACCCAGAAAAAAAACAAGACTTTATTAAGCCAGAGAAATTAGCTAAAACCATCTTAAACAATCTAGGCGTAGATTTTCAATCTGATTACGAAACGGTTTATATTGGTTCAAGATATAAAGATGGCGTTCAGTTTGTAGAAAATGTTCCAACTTCATTATTTGACCTAAAGAAATACTCTTTAAACTCCGTTTTATTGAGAATGGATTTGGAATTTTCTCAAGAAAATTTAATAAAGCAGCTTCAGATTGGGAAAGCTACTATATACACAGATAAAAGCATTGACTTGAATCTATTAAACTCGTTAAAAAATAATATAGTAGAAATTATTTATGAAATAAAAGAAGATAACAGCCCTTCTTTTTGCGAGCAAGTATCTAGACTAGGAATAAAATGCCATCTTATTTCTAATTTACCTGAAGACAAAATCAATGAATTAAAGCTTCAGTATATGGATATAGGAAACATTTCCAAGCAGTATATTTTCAGCAAAGATTCCTTACCTAACCACGAGTCTCTAGATGTGAATAACCTGTATTACAGAAGTAAAAAAATTATTTGTAAAAATGATTCTATGTACCTTTCTGAAGCAGCACTAGAAAAAGGAATTAAAAGTAATAGTAGTTTTGATATTCAAAAAGTGATAGATACACCAAGCTTTTGGAAGAATTTGGACGCTTTTTCAATTTTAAAAAAGTAATTGACCCGAAGTAAAAAGTAGTCCATAATTTATTTATGGATAAAATTAAATCTCTTTCAAGAGACAAAAACGGTTTAGTTTCAGGTGTAGATTATATTTTCGACGAAAGTGGTTTAATCGATTGGAGAAAGATGATTAAGCCAGAGTTTCTGGTTCCGAATAGAGATAGGACTAATGAAACAGACGTATCTAAGCTCAAAGATCACGAGTTGATTATTCTGCTTGGTGGTATTAAAGAACTTGCTCAAATTAGAGGGTATACTGATGTTAGCTACGATGTTACCTGCCCTAGTTCAGATTATGTAATTGCGACTTGCAAAATTACTTGGACTCCAAATTACGAAACAGAAGGTAAAGAGGTTTCATTTTCGTCTGTAGCTGACGCCTCTCCTCACAATACAAATGAATTTGGCCAAATCTTTTTAGCTGCTTGCGCTGAAAACAGAGCTTTTGTTAGGTGCGTGAGAAATTTTCTTAGAATCAATGTTGTCAGCAAGGAAGAGTTAAAGCTAGACTCTTCAAATAAATTTACCGCAACTAAACCAACCGCCTCAAATCAAGAGCATAACGCTGATGGACCCCACCTAATCCTCTCTAAGACAATGAGAGATAAAGGTGTGTCTTTCGAAATAGTTAAAACAAAATTAGTTGAAGAAAACTTTAAGGACGCTGAAACATTTGAAAATGTATCTGACATTCCTAAAAGTAAAGTGTTTGAACTGATTGATAGACTTAAAAAGATCAAATGAAGAAAAGTATTATCATTTTAATTCTTGCGGTTAATCTATCTTTAGCTGCCACTTTTCAATTCAAGGACGGGACTGTAGTAAATGGTGAAATCTTTGAGGAGCCATTTAGTATCGCCAACCCGTCTCCTACTGGAATTTTTTTAAAAGTAAATGGTAAATTTTATTTACATCACTATCCATCCAAAGTTCTTAAAAAAGAAGTAATTATTGATCATGGTAATGGTACATACACAATCAAAGAAGAGAATGAAATTGTCCCAACTCCAGCGCCTCCAGAAGCAGGAGAAATGAACCCGTATCAATTACCAAACTGTGTTCCAGCTAGAATTAATTTCATTCACTTTTCGCCCAAAACCCTTAACGATTTATACAAATACTATTTCGCAAGAACCGCATACTTTAAAAAAGTAAATAACCCTCTAGAGTTTCGCAATAATAAAAATATTGCTCTTGGAATTTACAAGGCTGCTTACTCAAAAAAATATAAGCTCAATTCCCCCAAATTAAGCTCAGAATGGAAAGCAAAAGTAAACAAAGAGTATGGAAAAATTCCGTCCAGCGTTACTTGGTTTGGTAACTAAAGCTTTGATTGATTCCAAAAGTCGTTGTTATGATCAGCTTGCTCCTTAGTCTTTGGAGTAAACCTTACACCCTTTAA